TAGTTGACGCATAAACTCGCCAACTCCTCTATCTTCTTCACGAAATCTTACTCCACTATCATCAAAATCTTTTCTACTTCCTCGCATTATATTTACTCCTCAAAGTCCTGTACATATTGGGTCTGATCTTTTTTTACAGGTTCACATGTACAAGTCTCAGGATCACATGTACATCCTGGCTTACCGCAACGAACACACACACCTAGATTTTCTTTGGTTTGGTATTCCTTGTTTATTGTCATTAGCTTTTACTCCGCGCTGCGCCAAAGCCAGATACTTGACGAGCTACGATACCACCTTCAGAGAAATCTTCAGTGTCTCCCATAGCCATGTTCGCACCTTTGAAATCACCATCACGTAGCATTGCAAAATCTTCTTTGGTAATTTCACCATCTTTATTAGCGTCAATCTTTCCTTGTTTACCTTTAAGAGCCATAGTTAAATATCCTTTTTACTGTAGTTAGCCCTGCCAAACCCACGTAGAGCTACACCACCACCACGCATATTTTTAGGAATCTTAGTTGACCTACCTCCTAATAATCTTTCCATGCTGCCAGGACCGAAGTGTTCTTCAAAGGCTTCTGCCTTTCCTTTTCCCCTACCTTTAAAATATTTATCTGCTGATTTTCTACCTTTAATAGAAGAATCGGCTATTTTCTTTTTTCCTTCGTATATATCTATTATCTCATCTTGAAGATCATCAAATTTTGGTTCGATCCTTTTAAGTTTTTTTTCTATTTGTTTTTTAGATTCTTTTTGAAACTCTTTATCACTCATTTTAAAAACTCCAATATCCTACACGTTTTGGTTCAGGTTCGTCACTAAAGTCATTAATAAGATATGCATCCAATGGATGATCAACCTTCCAAGACTCCTTCAAATAAAGAATAGCCATTACCATCGCATCCACTTGGTCATCATGTGCTGCGTTTGGAAAGGACATTGCTTCATCTATTAAATCCTTTGCAAAAGGTTTATTTGGTACATAAACCCTACCTGACTCTAGAATAGGAGTAGAAGCATTAACACGAGCTACTTTATCTCTGTCTGGATTATATTCAAGAACAGGTAATCCAGCCCTTCTCATATCTTGAATAAGAGATTGACCAGATGCTTTTTTCTCAATTATAACAACGTCAGGCTCATATCTATCATACATCTCTTGTGCCATCATACGCAACTCTGGATATTCTAATCTATCTTTTT